CCAAGCGCCTCGCGCTTCTCGTTCCATGTCAACTCATCAACCTTGCTTATTCTGTCTGCGACCTTGTCCATGTCCTCTGCCAACGCGGGAATCTCTGTAATGTCGTAATCTATGTAATACTCCACTCCATCACGTTTACTGTATTTTGGCGCAAGCCATCTGTTTAACTCAAACCGAACATGGTCTAACAATGGCAATACCGTTTCGTAATATAGCGCCCTCCGACTCTCTTTTTTATTGCTGTTCGTTTTATTGTCTGGGTCATTAAGCAACTCCGACGAAATGCCGTAAACATTGCACAAATCACGCAAACTCATCTTTTGGCTCTCGATTATGTTCAAATCAACTGGACTGATACCGAACTGTATCCACCGCCATTTATTGACCGCTACAATCATTTTTTTAAACATATCCACGCCCGTTGCTTTGGCTCTTAAATTAGCCTCCAATTGTCCCATCTGCTCTGGCGTAACGTAGTCGTCGTCCAATGTCAACATCCCCTCCGCTCCCATGTTCTGCAACGCTCTCTGGTTTGCCGTGAAACTGTCGTTGCTCTGCTGTACCACCGACCTACCTGCACGCAATGGACTCATGCCGTACAAATGGCTCCCGACGCTTGAATAATCTGGATTCCAATACTTCATGTGCATAACCGTTTCGTATGGCAATGGTACGTCGTATTGATAACTTTTTATTTTGTACCCGCTAACTGGCGACTCTATTCCACCGCTACTAATAATCTCTGTTATGTGGCTTGGCATAACATACAACTCTTGAAACACGCCATCTGCCTCCACCCCGTGAACATAAGTATCGCCCGTAACCAATAAAAAACCGAGCATATTTTCGATGAACTCGCTTTGCCCTTGCTCTGGGTTTGGTCGTTCCAATACTCTTGACAAATCCGTGTTCGTTTTTTCCTCTAACGCTTTTACTTTCAGTATCTGTTTTTTAAAGATATTGTTCGCTTTAACCCTGTTGTATCTTTTCATGCCCTCGTCGTCCACAACCTCATAAACGCACCATGGTACAACCGAAGCCGACCTGCTTATTATGTTTACTATTGAGTAAACCGCTGGGTTAGCCTCATACCCGTTTTTTATGTATTGCTCTTTGTCGTCTTTAAAGACAAATGGCATCCCCGAACCGCTTGGTTTATACAATATCTGGTTTAACCTGTTACTTTCGATGCTACTTGCTAAATACTTTGCCAATCGTTCTATCATACCAACCGTGATATTTGTACCGTGTTACCTTGATTTAAGCGAATATACCTGTTTGTTACCGCATATCGCATAGCGTCGATTGCGTGATTGTGGCTGTCCTCGGGCTTATTTATTGCGTTCCCGTCTCTATCCTTCGCATAAATATACGAAAGAAATTCGTTTGCTATATTGTCCCCATCAATAACAATCCGATACCTCCGCAATAAATCAATACCACTCATTACGCTGTCCGCCCCTTTAACACTTGGTTTGATATGCCAACCCATCCGCCCCAACTCCTCAATGCTTTTTGGCTCTGCGCTATCCGCAATTATTAAACTGCTTCTATCAACTCCCAACCTCTCCATCTCTTTGCTAATGTCTTGATTTGTTAGCCCTCTGCGATATATCAACTCTTTAACATACAATTTGCCGTGGGCGTATCTAATCTCAACCAATGCCGTCGGGTCATTCGTGAAACCCCAATCTAACCCAAACATACGCCATTTGTACTCCTCTGCCAATTTGCCCCTTTCCCAATTTGTAAATATGGCTCCCTCTCTCCTGCCTATTTTCCCCAACCCGTAAACTTCCCATCTGTATTTGTCCGCTGTTCCCCGTGCAATGTTCTCTGGCGTTGGCTCGTATTGCTCTATGCCCTTTACAATCTCCTGCGATATAAATGGATTGTCTTTGTACGTGCTATTAAACCATGCAACTTTATCATTATTCATCAACCGTTTGTGCGCCCAAAACTCCGCCGTTGGGTTAAAATCAATAATAACCCTTTTTTTTGTCCTTATCTGCAACTCCGCATATATCTCGTATGGAACGCCGTTTGCCTCGTTGATAAACAATATATCTCGCTTACCACTCTTTGCATCCTGTGAACTGTCGTAACTCTTGAACTCGATAACACTACCGTTTTTAAAATGGAACTCTCTGTTACTTTTGTTTTCCCGTGATAATTTACTCTGATAATACCTTGACTGCGCCGAGTCAAATACAATTGATTGAGCATCCCTGTAAGCGCCAACCCGCAAATTAGGTATATCTTGCCCGACAACAGTAATCGTTCTTTTATTTACCTCACAAGCAATAGCAAACAGATACTCCAATATGCTGTACGTTTTACCGCTTGACGTACCTCCTGAATGAACTATTATCTTTTCTTTTGCTGTTGCTGTCCACTCAAAAATGGGCGTGCTAAACTTTAATCTTCCATTGCTCGAATCCACGGCGGTAACTCTATTTTTTCCCCGTCTGTTGTTACGTCGTGATACTCCATTGACAACGCTTTCCTTTCCTCGTCCGAACATATCAACTTGTATAACGCTAACTGCGCTGTTGGCGAGTTACTGTTATACCACTTTTTCCGAATCCCCACTTTCGTTTTCGCTCGATTCTTTGCTATCGCCATTTTTAACCTCTCCGAAAACTCCGAATTCGCTGGTATGTACTCGTAAAATGTACTCTCTGGTATCCCAATAAATGTATACGCATCCTTTATGAAAAACAGATTGTTTTTCTCTATTGTCTCCAATGCGTTTTGAAACATTCGCGTTGCTTTTTCCTGATTTTTCATCTCAATAATTTCTCGCTGTTTCTGGCAATATCAATGGAACCGCTTTGTCCCATGTTACTTTGTGGTGTATCCGTGGCTCGCCTCCTGTCTGCATTACGCTAACTTTTACAGCGCTTGGGTTATACATAACAGAATAGAAACTTTTCAAATACGTCCCATACTTTTTATATACGTCCGTCATTCCTTTACTGTTGGACTGCGTTGTTACCTGCTTCAAACTTATGAATGGAACCGTAAAAAAAACTTTGCCCCTCCTGCCGTTGTACGTATAGTTATTCACGTCCTCATTCAATGCGCCCACAAACTGATACTCCCTCTCTGTGTCGCATATCATGCTATTCATCAATTTTCGTTTGACTGGCATATCCGCCATACCACCATTTTTACCCCCGATGAAATCTCCGTTCTGCGCCATTGCTACCGAGGTTATCTGTTCCGCTTTTTTAAACATTTCCAACATCGCCAAAATTGGCTTATTGATATTCTTAATGTCTTTTTCCCTGTAATTATGGTTTGTGTCAATTTTCCATAAGAAATGCGTATAGTCGTCGTCCAACTCCATGAAATACCGTATACCCAACTGCTTTGCGAACCTGAAACATACATTTCTCGCGTATACAATAGCGCCGTACTCCCCGAAATTGTATCCCGTATCGAACTCTTTTGCTATATCCTTTTTGTCAAATAGCAATACATTTTCTTCGCCAAACTTTTCAATGTACCGTTCTTGCGTCGCATCGTCCGTGTCAACCACGTAATATATTTTTCCACTATAACCCCTTTTAATTAGACTTGCCGTCGTGTATTGCCTATCTGGTCGCCCGTGGGTCAATATAAAAACACAAAAATCGTTAGGCATCATTGCTCGAATCCTCTTCGCCAATAATTTCAGTCATTGTTTTACTCATCTCAACGTAGCCGTTCTCAATTGCTTTGTCAAAATCAATAATGACAAGCGCCTGTTTTTCCATCAACCTCTGAACCTTCTCATCTTGATTTGCGTAAAACTCGCCGATTTTTTTAAAGTTAAAATCAACGTGCCTCATTGCCGAAGCCATCAAAAATAATTTCAACTCCTCATCTACGTCCGATTCCTGAATTTCTGCAATGAACCCCTGCGCTTTTTCGTCGCTATATAACTCACTAACCAATGGTTGTTCGCCTGTCAACTCGTAGACTGGCGATTGTATTTTTTTGGTGTATTTATCCAACCCCTCTGTTTCCGCATCGTCTGGCTCATCGTCCGCGCCGAACAACTCATCGTCTGTAAATCCCCAATTAACCAACTCGTCTACCTCAAATAAATTCGCCAAAATGTCCCAATCCCAAGCGCCCGTATTTTTATTTAGCCTGATATTCAACTCACGTTCTCGCTCAACCGTAAGATTTACCTCAACGCATGGCACCTCCCGAAAACCCAAATCTTTTACAACCCTCAACCGTTGGTGTCCCCCGACCACAATATTATATCGCTCTGGATTTACATTTACGACAATTGGTTCCACCAAACCGAACTTGTCCAAACTCTTTTTTAAATCCAATAACTGTTTTTCGCTTATCTGGCGTGGGTTATATTCCGCGCTTATCAACTCCTCAACCTTTTTTTCGACAATATTCATCAACCCTATGGTTTAGAAATTTACTGGTACCGCCTCTGTAACTGTTGGCGTAATTACACTTTTTGATATTCTCCTGTCTTCGTCCCTCATCTCCACTACGCTCGCCGTTAAATTGACAAACCACCCGCCCAAACGTTTTGGCGTAAAACCCTTTTCAACCTCCCAACCGAAATCGTCCGAACTCTTTTTGTAACTGCCCGTCTTTAACCAATGTACCGAATCTTTGTAAGTAAAGATTGATTTATTCCAATTCAATCTCCGCCGAACGTTGCTTGGGTCGTACAATTTATTGTGGTCGTGTCCGCTTACAATCATGTTAGCATCTGGATATTCCATTGCGTCCATCTGCGAATATAAAATACCCTTTGAGCGCTTTGCGTTCCCTCCCTTACCGTGGTGATACGCTATTCTGAAACTGCACCGCTTTGCGCTACTATGGCTTTGGTAAATTATCAACATCAACCAACCCGCGTATGCTCCTTTTTGCGTCTCAAACGTGCTGTCTTGATTAAGCATATAAACCAACCTGTCCACAATGTCCGTATCCCTATGCTTCAATATCGCCGTTTCATGGTTACCGTAAGATATTAGCAATATATTGTCCCTGTATGGTTTCAAGAACTCGTATACGTCCTCTAATACCAAATCCAAATAAGAGCGACCCCGCACAATATATTTTGGGTCAATATCCGCAAACTTGCTCCGTGGGTCTCTATAGCATCCCATCACATCAAACAAATCTCCCACTATAACAACCTTTCCGTTTTTTTCTTTTATCTGGTCTAAATGAACCTTGAATGATTCTCTGTCGCACTTTAAAGAATCGTAATGTACGTCCGAGCAAATAAACAAATCTATCGACTTATTTATACCTCGCAAAACCACAACATCGTTACCCTTTTTGCTCGATTCCATCTATTACGATTTTGTTTATGTAAAATAACAAGCCCGCGTCCAACGAACCTGTTATACCTGTGTGTGGGTTAGGAAAGATACTCGATATTGTGGCTGTCATACCACAATACCGCCTTAAACGAAAAACCTATGAAACGCTGTAAATATACTAATTTCTGTATTTACTCGCGTACCATACCGCAGAAACAGTCAACAGAATATCTACGTATTGGTATTTATTCATCCGCCGACTCCTCTTTTTCTTTACTTTTTTCCTCATCTTTAAATATCGCGTACAACGACGTTACCGCTCCAATAACAAGCATTCCGCCCTCAATCAAAGAACCTACTTGTCCCGCAAAAAATTCTGGGTCTACATTGACCCCAAACAACCCAAGTACCGTTATCAAAAATGATATTCCGACCCTCGTTGAAACTTGGTTTCCTTTTACTTTCATAAACATTTTAATTAGGGTTAGTGTTGCTCTCGGATGCTTCCGAATCAATTTAAAAACTCGCGATGCGTAATAAAGTTTTGCCCGTATCCGAACCCTCCAACTGTACCGCACTGGTTTGACGCTATATGTACGAAATTCCTTGTTTTTTGGGTCTTTTGACAGCCTCTCGGCTTCAATGGTCAATCGCCCTATCTTCTTTTTGTTTCCGTATGTCATGTATCTTGTGTGTTATATAGATAATAGAGCCAATCAATAACCCTATCTGTAACAATTGCTCTATTAACTGGCTAACCTGCATAATTTCTGACAAGTCCGTTACGCTAATTGCCATCGCGCTAAACGCCGTACCTAATACCTTCGCAATATCCACTATATCATTCATTTTGCCCTTGTTTGATTGTGGAATATAGCAAATTTTTCAATTCATGCGGTTTGTCAAACAAAGTTATCCAATAATGCAAAATTCAATTTAGGAACCCTTGCCAAGTCGTCGTTCGTGTCTATTGGTCTGCCGTTTGCCTCCTCTACCGATTTTACAATAATCACATTTTTTAACTCATGCTCCTCAATCAAATAATCCTCTCTCCCGCCGTAAGACGCCGTCAAAACGAGGTTATCTGGTATCTGGTGTAACCTATTGACCCAATACCGAACGCTCTTTGTATACGCCCAAAATTCGACTCGCGAGTTATTCCTGCAAACCGTTAACCAAGTGTCAAAATAACTCTGGTTAAAAAAATCGCCTGCCGAATGTATGCGAACCGCTTTTGCTTTTTGCGGGACTATTGGAACCCCGCCCGCTTTCACGTACTCGAAATTTTTCCATCTATGTTCCCGAACCGCTGGGAACCTTTCCGCGCTACTGGCGTAACATCTGTATTGGTCGCTCTTATTGTCCATCTTGCCTGTTTGGCGGTCAACCTTTACCAAACATTGCTCCGCAAATGGACAAGTAAAACCCGTTGGCAAATTCCACTCGTACACCGTGCCTGTGTAATATTTCGTTTTTTTAACAAATTTCATACAAATACCGTGTGAACCTTGAATATTGGGTTATTGTACTTAGTCTTTAACTCCGCGTAAGCCTCGTCTAAATCCGCTGTATTGACGCAACCGACTCGCTTGTATGTAATCAACTGCTGTTCTTTTTCTATCATGTAAATAATATCCGACAGCCTGTCATTTTTCTGTTTTGTTTGATACGTTGAAATATACGTATTATTCATGTTTACCTGTATTTAATAAATTGTTTTCTGTTCATTGCCGAAAAAACGTTTAAGAATTTCCAATCTGGGTTAGATAATTTAACCAACTCGCTTTCGTCCTTATCCGTGTACCTTTTTGCCTCTTTTACCGATGGCGTTGTCTCCAATAGTCCGTTCTCGAAACTTTTCAAATATACATACCGATACGTCCCGATTTCGTCTTTCGTCCATCCAATCTGTCTGGTTATCACAAACTGTGATTTTAACAACTCCTCTGGCACGTCAACCCTCCTCTGTTTCTATATACCGCTTGCCGAAATAATTGTCGAAATCCTCAACCTCCATAACCCACGAACCCCTGTGTTTTATGTATTCGTTGTAAAGTTTCCCGCCGAATCTCGAACTATCTTTACTGAAACCATGCTGTATATCTTGCATCGTCTGGTACGCCTCCTCTGGCGAGCAATCCGTTAACGTGGAAAGTAAATACTTGTCTTTCAAAAATTCGAAAACCAACTCAATTTCGCTCAATATCAAACTCTCCGTATCCGATATAAACTCCTTCATTTCGTGCGCTGACGTTAACCGCCCCGCATAATACTCTGCAAAACTTTCTGCCGAATCTGTCAACAGTCTTGGGTAATTATCTTTTTTCATGTCTAACCTCGTTTTTATTTAGCGTTTAAGTTATCAACCATCAATTGAAAAATTGGGAAATTTTCGTCGAACCGCAATCCCGCTATGGTGTATATGTAATACTCGTATGCCTCCTCCGCCGTCATATCTCGCGTAAGAGACGCGATAATTTTTTCGACGCTATATATAGCATGAATTCCGTGTTGACTGCCCGCAACCCCGACAATCGCGTCGTCGTATCCGTCCAAACATATTATCTTCTCGCAAATTTCCGCCAATTGTTTTCGCTTATCCATTTAGCCTCCGTTTAAGTTATAGGCGGGCTTGCGCCCGCCCTGTTTGGTTTATTTTACTCCGTTCCATCTATTCCACGCTCGGTCAATCTCGTTGAGCGTTCCGTTTGCTTCGCAAATCTCGTCGTACTGCTTGCGGTATGATTGATACTTGCTCAACCCCTCGTCTGTCAATCCAACCGTCGCATCATCGCCATTGCCGTTTGCACTAACCAACCCTTTTTGAACCAAACTTGAAACCGTACCGCTCAAAGATTTTCCGCTTGGTACCTCCAAATCTTCGGGAATGATATACGCGCCATGTTTGAGAGTCCACGTATACGTTCTCGCATCAAATGTATCTGTTGGCACTCCGTAATTTGCGCCGTTCATCTCGTTTTGTGCAATTGCAAAAATTACTGCTTTTTCGTTTTGTGTAATCATTGTTCTGTCTCCGTTTAAGTTATGGGCGGGCTTGCGCCCGCCCTGTTTGATTTATCCGTTTACTTTTGACCAAATCTCGATTAACTCCTCGTCACTCATGTATATATCTTCGATAACTTTGTCTCTGTTTGTGAAAACCAAATGCTTCACGAATGCCAATCGTTTTTTCGCCATGTCTCTGGTTTCGTCGTTGTTGATGCTCATTTCAAATGATGCGTCGTTCAAGTGTGAATTAATTACTGTGTCAAGTGATACCATTGTTTTCTCCGTTTAAGTGATTGTGTTTGTTTGAACTGGGAGAAATATAAACAGAAAAATATATACTTGTCAACCCCTCTATCAAAAAAATTTTAATTTTTTTTCGAAATGTGGCGTTCTATCGCGGAAACCAACTTTTTAATCAAAAAAATATATGCCCTGACAAACAGATTAAACGCAAGATATACCAAAACTATATGCAATGCGACCAATATCAATGGCGTATTTACCAAATAATTGAAAACATCAAACAACGTAACCATTGCCCGCCTCCTCTATTTTTTTTCGTAATTCAACCTCCTGCGCTCTTGTCCACTTGCTGTCCGCCGTAGACAAATAAAACGTTTTCATATTTGACGCATAATCCACGTGGAAAAATTTTTTGTATGGATAGTATGCAACCCGTGTATATGGCGACTCCACAAGCAAATCAAACAGTCTTAATGGATTGTTTGTACTAATATCAACAGCCCCATTGCCCTTAAATGTATGTTGCGAATTGCCCGACCTGCCCATGGCGATTTCGTAATCACGCGACCGATACCCGACAACCTCTGTAATATATTCCGCCCATTGGTTTAAAAACGGTTGGTGAAACCGCTCTATCTTTTCGATAGTCTCACGATTCACCCAACCGTAATGTATTAAATCGCTTACCTTAAAACGGTAAATCATCGTCTGTAAGCGCGGGTTTATCGTTTTTGTATACCTCCTCTTCTGGTACATTGTATACCATAGAAAAGTATTTTTCGCCGTCTTTGGTTTCGCGTACCCATGCTGACAGCCAATATTTTACCCCTTCAATCTCGCAACTGCCCGTGTAATCTGGGTGTTTGTCTGTTTTCTTTTTTGTGTTTTTAAATAACACGCCTCGTTTCTCGTTGTCGTATTTACTCATCTTTGTTTGGTTTTGTGTTTAATTCGTCCAAATAGTGCGACTCACTATTGAACATCTCCGATATACTCGGCATCTGCCGAATAACAGATTCTGCGTTGTTTCGTGATATATTCCCACCACGAATAAACTCTAACATCTTAGAACGTTTTATTATCGTCTGGTATTTGCAAATCTCCTCATCCGATATGCCCAATTTTTGATATATCCGAACCTTAACCCTCAATACATCAATTGGGTTTATTGCGTCTTTATGTAATACATACCATGCCATAAAATACCGTTGGAAATATTCTGGTTTCTCAATCTTTTGGTATCGTTGATAAATGTCGCGGTCTGTTTTCATCTGTAATACATACAAAAGGGTCGCTGTCCCTGCACAATTTGTAAAACAGTTTTTCGAAATGGCTGTAATCGGTGTAAATATACAACTTTGACAATTCGTGAGAATATATCCCGACTATCTCGTCCCGCAAGTCGTAAACATAACTGGTACCGCCAATATTCTGACCAATCCGCAATGTTGGAACCCCTCTAATCAAAATACACCGCCGTTATATCTTTCGCTGGGTTATTGCGTTTTACCAATCCGTTCTCCTTATGGATTAAATGTATCCTGTCCCATGATTCCTGTTCGTGTCTCATCTTCGCCTGCCGAATAAACACGCTGTCGTACTCGACCTCATCGCCCCGAAAATCTTTAACCCAAGCATCCCCAACCCTCAATGATTCAATTCTACTGGGTCGAAATACGCTCGTGATAACGTGCGCGTCTTGCTTTAACTGTTGACTCCATCTAACATCGCCGTATGTCGGTTCCTGCTTCCAACCCGACCGCGTTGTGTAATTTATTGTAACCTGCGACAGTAAATGAACCATAACGTCGCAATCCTTCGCCAACCGTGTCAACTGTTGACTAATATATTCTACCGCCTGCATTCGCTCCATGCGTTTACACTCGACGTTCTGAACATAATCAATAACAATATAGTCTATGTCATGCTCATAATTTCTCGCCTTGCTCTCCGCTTTTATATCTTCGATATTGTAAAGAGAATCTGCAATCAACAGATTGTCTCTGTTTGGAGTATCTACAAAATATTCCGCCGTGTGAACATCGTACCCCTCCAACTGAAACCATAATACTTTATAGCCCTGCGACAGCAAATGCCGAACCTTCCACATTGCATATTGCGTTTTTCCGTGTCCCGAATCTGCGATTGTTAATTCCATGTACCCTCTGCGATTTGCACCGCTGTACCACTCGTCAACGTCCCTGTCCCCGAGAAATAATGGCGCAACATTCCCCTCTTTACCCCTGCTGTTTAATACCTGTGTCGTAGTTTTCGATACCGCCCTGTCCATTAAAGGAACCAAACTACCGACCGATTCCAATCTTTCAATCATTCCCCACGCATCCGCCTCGCTCTGAACAATATCAATCAATTTGTCCCTAACCTGCCGATACTGAAAATCTTTTATCAATAATTCATAATGATATTCTGGGTCGTGGCTCGCCTCCGATATAAAATCCGCAACATCAATATTCAAGCCCTTTGATTTCAAGTAATGTTCAACCGCAATTGCGTCTGGTTTCGTCTGCTGTATTGCCTCATATATCTGGCGATGAACCTCGTCTGTAAATACATCAATAATTGGTTCTACGTCGTACCATACCGTTTTGTCAAGTAATAACGCGCCAATAAATCTACGCTCTAAATTTATGTCGCTTCCCTTCATATTGTACCTCCGATTATTTGCGTTACAGGTTGTTTATTTTCTTCTCGCATCCATACAGCCATTGCTTTTTGCTTCCACGATTTTACAGTCTTTCCCGCGCCATCTTTCCATACCCTACCGCCCCTGTCTTTCATTGGCTCGTTGTAATAATCAAAAAACTTTTGTGCCAATTCTGACCCATAACCTTTTGACCGAAAATATTCTACGCAATCCTCAACTGTTGGCGGTGTACTATATTCTCTTTTCTTTTCTTCTCTTCTCTTATCTTGTATTGCGACCGCATTAGCACCGCCAATAGCACTGCCATCGTTCTGCTTTCCCCATCTCGCAATCGCCCCTTTTTTACCCGCTATTTGCTTCGCTTTTCTCCGCTCAATCATTGGAACCATTCTTTTAATTAGAGCATCCGAATAAAACAATTCGTCGTTCTCCACCACAAATAAATGGTACCTGTGAACAACCGCCATAATCTTTTCCGTTGACGTATTGAACCGCCTCGCCAACGCGGGAATAATTCGTACTGGCGCCCGAAAATCTGGCTGGTCTCGTAACGTTTCAATCAATAACCAAAATATCCCATAACCCTCCAACCCCAACTCTTCAATCAAAATAATAATCTTCGGGTCGTCCTTCGCATTGCTGTCATGCTTGAACCAATAAGCCTCTTTCATAACTGTATACCTTTTTCGTTTGCAATTGCTTTTGATAACTCGCGATAGCTTTCCGCTATATACTCCAAATCTATTTGCGTCATTTCCACAAGTGTTTTTCGTGCTTTTTGTTCTAATTCATCCGCCGTACCCTCGCCGTATTTAGCATCAATATATTTTGCGAACTTGTATTGCTCTCCGCTCCTGTATGTATTGTCGTATGCCGATTGTGGCGCACAATTCATTGGGTCGTAGCGTGTCGCCATAAACCGCCTGCTCTGAAAATGTCCGCAATGTATCTCCTTCCAAAACAACCTTTTGCCCGACGTTACGCATCTACAATACCCGTTATCGTCCGCGTGTAGCAACCGTATATACCTGCTGAAATACTTGTCCGCCTTCGCCATTGACGTTTTAAAATTCTTACTTTTTGCCATATTCCAATACCGCTATGTTATTTATTAAATATCGCTCCTCTGGTAAAGGTAACAATACGCCGTTTTCGTGGGCAAATACCTCGATATCATTCATGTATGCCCGCATATCGTCGACCGTCATTTCACTTGTACGCAACTTTCGGCGAGACGGTCTGCCGTCCAAATTTTTGTACGTCATTGGATAAGAAAACGCCTCTAATAATGCCTCGTGCATCTCGTTTTTACCGTACCCAAGCGACTGCGACAATATACCAACCCATTTCCAATATAGGTTGTTTTGGCTCAACGAGCGAGACGCTTTCCGTATCTGCAATACATACTCGCCGTCGGGCATATTGTGTATATGGTTCCTGATTATCTTGGTGTTTGATAACTCGCCGTTTCGTATACTAAAATTAAACTCGTCCATCTACCGCCTCCAAAATTTCCGCACAACGCTCGACCTCTTGCTCAAACTTATGGTACCTCTCCTCAATCTGCGAAATCGCTTCTGGGTCTGCTTGTATCTCGTGTATTGATATGTCCAACTTTGTGCGCGGGTCGTAACTCACAAAATAACATTTACTCCGACCTGTTACCCACATTGACCCCTGCAACTGCCATTTATAGGTTTCAACCTGACTGCCGAAAAATACATTGTCTATGTGATTATCCGTTTCTGGGCATTTAACCTCCAATACAGCATCGTCGCCTACCAAGCCATCTGGCGTACAGCCGACGAACTCATGCCCGCCGTGCTGTTGCCAAACTTGGCTTGAATGTACCCGCAAACCCGAAACCTGCTCGAACCTACTAATTGCGTATGGCTCTTGGTCAATTCCCCATTGCATCGCGCTTGACAGATACTCGCTTTCCTCTAATATGTACCCTTTGCGCTCAAAAAGTATGCGAGTAATAAGTTTCTGCGCTACTTTGCCAAACTCCTCGTCCTTCCCGCGCCCTCTCGTCATAAGAGCGCCAAACCTGCTACCACTTATGTATCCTTGCTTTGGCATATCAAACCCTCTCAAATGGTAAATTTTTAACTTCCTCAATTAACTTGTTCCGAAGCGTTGCGTCTAATTTGTAATGCTTCGCAACCTCGTCAAGTGTTACCTTTCCACTTGCCAATCTGTTAACGATTTTTTCGAACGCTGGGTCGTCTTGTCTCAAATCCCGCAACTCGACCGCGCTGTTATCCATTGTGTCCGCATCTTTGGTATCGTCGATTAACCACATACCACCGAGCGCATATTTTCTCGCATAACTCGACGCCGTACCTGTAATCTGTGAATCGTCCATACCTTTTTTGCTGTACGCCTCACGTGCGTAGCCTGTTACCTCAACCGTGGTTTTGCCGTCTGTTACTCGAACCGTTGCCGATACATAAAACCTGCCATCGCCTGTTGCGGTATCGCCCACAAACTCGACCTTGTCCGTAATGGTCTGTAACAATCCATTCTCCGCAAGTAATGGTTTGACCGCCTCTAATATATCCTCCTGCGACCGATACCGATACTTACCGAAACTGTTGTATTGCCCTTTGGGCGCTTTTAACTCATTCTGTATTTTTACAATTCTGCCAATAAATTCCATATTTCCTCCATTGTTTCAAGTTTTACCAAATGTGGTTTGTTTACCGAATTGCTTACCGTCATTAACGATTTTTCGGCAAGTTTTGCCATATCGTAGTACGACAGATTCAACTCGTTTTTTCTGTCCTCTATTTTGTTCCGCAACTCCATGCGTAACTGTTTCGTTGTTACCATTTTACCTCCGTTTGTTAATGCACTATCCTATCAATCAATAAATAGGGCAATGCTTGTTTTGATTTAACCGCTTCTTTTGACGTAATCGCTTTTTCGATAATGCCCATAAATCCGCGGGTATATACCACGTTCTGATAATTCAAATTGTCGACCACCTGAACCCCGATATACTCGTACTGCTCACGAATATATTTGACCGCTTTTTCGCGCGTGCTGAACGCCATTACATAATCCAATACCACCCTGCCCCTTTCGTAATATGCGTTCTGCACAACGTAAATTTGACCGTACTCCATTTTGTTCTCCGTTTAAGTTATGGGCGGGTCGCCCCGCCCTTTTGATTTAATCCATAACCCTCGTTACCGCGTTGTCGTTATCAACTGGATATCGGGTCATTTTCAAATTCAAAAGCCCGTAAATCAATCGTCCAATCTGATCGTCGTTGTCAAAAAAGAACTTAACCTGATTTCCGACGTTATTTAACTCCAATACCTTGAAATTAGAAAATGCCGTTATGGTTATTTTTGTGTCGTGTTTAAAATGCGCTGTTATTTCTGTTGTCATGGTTGTTTCTCCGTTTAAGTTATGGGCGGGAACCCCCGCCCGTTTTGGTTTATCCGTTTACCTGTGTTAATTCCAACCGCTCGCCTGTCTTGCCTGACTGATAAATTACCCATGCGTTGTACTCCCAAACTACCCGTTCAAGGTTAGGCAAATCGTATGCAATACCGTCAAACTCGTCATTGTAAAGCGCCCATTTCCCGCCATATCCAAGCCCAACGCATCTAACCGCTTTGTAACCGTTAGGTAAATGCTTAGTGTATATTGTTCCGTATTCGTCCCGCTCTACTACTGATTCTGGCAAGTCTGATTTTGTGATTGTGTTCATTGTGTCTCCGTTTAAGTTATGGGCGGGTCGCCCCGCCCTGTTTATTGTTTATTTAAATGAAATGTATTTGCATCTGCCTCTGTCCACGATATAGGCGTTGTCGCAACCTTCGTCCTGTAACTTTCGCAACTTGTTTAGCGCTTGCTTCATGTTTACCGCTTGGTATGGATAACCGTCTGCTTTTGCAAGTACCGTTCTGTATTGTCCGTGTCCGTTTAATTTTGTCGTTTTAATCATTGTCGTGTCCGTTTAAGTGTTGTTTGTTTTAACTGGTACCAATATAAACAAAAAAATATATGCTTGTCAATAGGTATATCAAAAAAATTTTACTTTTTTTATCTCGGTGTGATTTTCTCGATAACCCATGGTCTGTCGTATTTCGTATCCCTGTCCATCCAAAGACAGCCCTCAACGCTAAATATATAGGCGACCAATCGTATTCCGTAGAATTCGTTGTTATCCTCTATCTTATCGTGTATCTCGATAATCTCGACTGGCTCTCGTACTGTATCGCTGTACTCTTTAATCTCGTCAACCGCTTCCTCATACGTTATATGGTATCGCTCCGTCTTAAAACATACTCGCCCCTGACGGTCTCTGTAACTATGCGTCGTTCTGTAATATGGTTCTTTGCTAAACATTTTGTTATCCGTTTAAGTTATGGGCGGGCTTGCGCCCGCCCGTTATTATTAGTCTCCCAACCTGTGATATACCGTGTACGTTACTCGGTCAATCATTGGCATATTTGCCATTTTGTAATTCGCTTTGTCCGAAGCGCCCAAAAAACCGTAGTCCTGTGCGTGGAAACCTTCGATTCTAACCTGATGAACCTTTTTCGGGAACCGCCCGCCATAAAAAACTTGCGTCTGAATATCGCCCCGCTCTACTCCGTCAATTTGCATCAACGCTCTGATTGAATTCGAGGTTGCCATTACTGTAAAGGAATCAAAATTGCTCATTGTATTATCTCCGTTTAAGTGTTGTTTGTTTAACTGGTTCAAATATAAACAGAAAAATATATACCTGTCAAGCGTTAGGTAAAAAAAAATCAATCTTTTTTTTCAAATGCGCGTTTGTACGCCGTTTTCATA